TTCTTTATAGCGCCGTACATATCGCCGTCTGCAAAGGACAACTTTGCAGACGGCGATATGTACGGCGCTATAAAGAAGATGGCACCCGCGTTTATCCGTTCGTGGGTGGCTGCAGGTCAGGGGGAAGCCGAAGGCATTGTTAGTGGTAAGGGCGACAGTATTATCGCCAAAGACGACATATCTGGATTGGATACGTTCCGCACTATATCTGGTTTCCGCCCAATGCGTCTTGCCCGGTGGCAGGACTACTACATTACCCGTGGCAAGAACGACAAGAAGATAAAGGCGGAGAAAACGCAGATACTCTCGACCTTGGATAGGAAGATACGTGACGGCGAAATCACCTCTAAGGAACAGCTGCGGGAGTTTGTTGCTGACGAGATTGTTCCGTTCAACCGCACATACCCAGACCCTAGCTTCATAATTACTGAAGAAACCATCATGCGGTCACTCAAAGGACGTTCGAACGTACGGGAGCGCACAGTGCAGGGCATGCGACTCGAGAAGAAAACTGCAGGTAAGGACGCTGGTATGGCAGAAAAGTTCCGCCCATAAAAAACCCCCGCTGGGGAGGAGCGCCAGCGGGGGTAGTATCAACCAAACGGAAGGAGCATCTTCCGGCGCTGCTTATAATTACATTCGCCAGATACGTAAACCCCTAATACCAGATTTAGGGTCTATTACGCTCCGATACACTACCTTTAGCTTTAGCCTACGTAGCACGGGGCGTATTTCCTTCTTTGCAGCTTTGGGGTCTAGGCACGGGAAGAAGAGTGACGCGCCCTTTGTGAAGGCGCGCCAGTTTATATCGTAGCTGACCCCAGCTACCTTCACTCTTCGTCGGCGTCCGGCTTCACAGCCGTGATTGCGTTATTGAATATGTCCGTAATGCCGCCGAAGTCAGGGTGGTTAGCATCGAAGATTAGTGCCTGTACTGGCACCGTGTTGACCTTCATGCCCTTTGACATGCGCTTGTTCTCTGCATCGAGATACAGACCCTTGGCTTTCATGGCGTTGATGGTCGAGCGGTAAGCTATATTACGTGCCCCACAATACTCACGGAACGAGCTAGCAGTTATGTACACCTTAGCTGTGTCAGGCTCGTAGCGTATCATAAGCTCTCGCAACGGCTCTAACTGCGGCACTTCTGCCATCTTGCTGCGCCGGTCTACCCCATCGTTGACGATGAGAATGTTTCCTAGACGAGCGTTCATAAACTCACCCAGTATCTGCTGGTCGCCTTCGGGTGGCGGTGTCATCGTGTTGCGCAGGTTGAGTATCATCTTGCACGTCCACTTGAAGATAGCAGCAATGTCCCAGTTACACAGACCCAGATGCAGGGCGATGTAGATACCGGTTATGTTAGCAGCTGCAGTGGCCGACCAGAAGCGCTCACGCTGCGTTAGCTTTAGCTTGGAGTCGATGCGCTGTTGGACCGTAGCGTAGAGCGCCTTAACTTCGTCGTAGTGCGTGATAAGATACCGTGCGTAGATGTCCCCTGCATGCCCATAGTTTTCGAGCAACTGGTGGTCGAACATCTTCTTGCCATACTCGATGTCAATCGCGTCAGAATAGTCTATGCTATACTCGATGATGCGCATGGTCTCACCGTCAGGCGAACCCTTATTAATCTCCAGCTTCTCGTAGAACGAGTGGTTAGACGAGCACAGCGCGATGGTCTGCCACGATGTCAGGTTTGCCCGAAGCTCGTTGGAGGACGCCTTCATGCGGTCCTTGCCTGTACCCTGTGTAATCAAGTAGGCGAGTTCACTCAACTGCTTAGGCTCTGTGTTCGACATTTCGTCGAAGCTGATATGCAGGTTGCAGAAGACACCAATCTTAAACACCTTCGAGTTGAACGTGTCGTCCTTCTTGGCACAGAGCGCCACAGGGTCACCATACACGCTATTAGCCATCTGCAGGGCTGTCGTCTTACCTGTGCCTGACTTAGGGTGCACCACGTTGATAATCGCTCCACGCTGCCCAGAGAAGCGCAGAAGAGGCGCACCGAAGGCGGTGGCCGCTGCGAACGCATGCCCCTCAAGGCCCGGACGTCCGTACAGGTCAAACACTTCGCGCCACTTATCCAGTGTGCCCTTAGCTGTCATGTGTTCGGCTACTACTTTAGTAACTGACGAGGGCGGACTATGGTACGTCCCTTCCGCGCTTATCTCGCGGTCGCCTATGATAAACTTACTGTCGTTATCGACCCATCCAAATTGATTTCGCATTTGTTCTACCTTTACATTATGAAAATACTGAGCCACTGATTTAATTATATAATCTACTAGATATGCATAGTCGGTCTTGGAGCTGACCATCACGTGCTTAGACGCGAGAAGTTTCTTCAGCTCGTTACCGTCCATCACCTTCGAGTTGTGCACCGTGAACTCTTTGACGCCGTCCTGTGGTGTGTGCAGACGGATAAGGGCAACGCCACCCTCAACAGGGTCATCCATGCGCTTGGCCACATATATGTCGTACGGATACACCAGCGCGATGTCCTCGACGCCTTCTTCCTCGTCCTTGGGTGCAACTTTGCGCCATACACCACCGTGCTTGCCCCGCATGTAGGGGAAGGGGAACTCGGGTATATGGTATTTAACTGACCCGACTTGGGTCTCCTCTATAACTACGTTGTCCTCTGGAGTTGCCTCTTTCAGTTCTTTACCTAGCGTAATAGGAGAGCGTATCTTGCCAGCATGCGGGCACCCTGCACATCCGCCGGGATTGTGCTTCTCAAACTCCGCACAGGTGTGCGGCCCGACTATGTGGGTCACCTTCTGCTCGACCTTGTCAGGGTCATAGTCAGGATGGTCTGCAGATAACTTGTGTATTGCCTTGTCGCGGTCTTTGCAGAACTTAGCGATTGACAATGCAGCAAACCAGCGTGGCTCCGATATGTCCCTGCGGTCTGCATAACTGGCGTTAAGCTGTTTGCAGCCTTTGTCACCACGGCTCATAATCTTAGTGAAGCTGGACTCCATGTTGGCACGGATAGCCTTAGCTAACGGACTAGGTGCGAACACCGGCATATCACCCAGCGGTGACGCCTTCGTCTCCTTTACCCCCAACAGGTCACGGATAGTCTGTATGGGCGTCGGCTTGCCGACAGTCATTACTTCAACGCGCAGAGGGTCTGTGCCCTTAAAGTTGAACGTGCCCGGAATACGCAAGATGCGCGCCGCCTCGAAGCAACTGTTATCTACACGTAGCCCCTTAGTGGTGCAGACTTCTTTTAGTCGTAGACATACCGGCTCCCATTCTTCGCGTGTAACTTCTTCGGTCAACGTCCAGTATACGTGCAGACCGCGCCCAGAGTTAACTAGGGTAGGCTTAGGCATACCGACTGTCTTACAGAAGCTACGAAGGGCATCTACGCCCTCCTCCTGCGTATCGTAGTCCTTCTCCGGTCCGCAATCTATGTCCAGCCAGAGCGACTTCAACGCTTTCACGTTTTGCTTGGTGCGCGACTTACCGTCTGTATACTTAGCTACACCAAAAAATACATTCTTCCCTTGGTTGAGGAACGTCTTGGCCCATGCATCGGCCTCTTCGCGGGTCTCTACTAGCTCCTGTTGTTTGCTGTCGGGGCTTAGCCCGACGATAGCGTACCAACCCTCTTCGGGCTGCACCGCTGATAAAAGGTCAAAATCCTCCGCCACGCAGACACCACTCCATAGGGCAAATTATACGCCCATTTCTTAAAAATGCTCCCTACTCCGTTACGAAGTAGAACTCTCCAGACTAGCCATGTATGAGGCTATAAGCGCCGTGGCAGTACCCTGCGGGACCGAAGTCCCGCAGAACCAGTTATATACTGTCTGCCTCGTTACGCCTGTGCACTTAGCGACCACGGATACCGGAATGTCCTGCGCAATGCAGAGCCTACCTAGACGAACACCCAACTTGTGTTTGCTCGCCTTGGCGTTGGCTTCTTTAATACGTAGGCTATAGCCGTCACTCATCAGTCGTCTTCTTCTTCGTCATCAGCCCAGTCGCTAACTACAGCAGCGAGACTGCCAGTAGGCACTTCGGCAGCGGCAGACTTCTTAGAAGCGCGCTTCACTGGCTCGGGCAGTGCCTCTTCTTCGTCGTCTTCTTCGTCATCAGCATCCAAGAACGATGGCTTCTTTGCCTTTACCTCGGGCTGCGCTGCAAGCTTAGCAGGTTCCTCTGCCGGAGCGGCCTTCGTCATGTCGAAGCTAATCAAGCGTGTGGTGGCAGGGTTGCCCTGTGCCTCGTTGACGCGCTCCAACTCTTCTAAGTCGATAAACCGGTCAGCAGTGAAGTTAAGCTCCATTGTCTCTGCGTCAAGGTTGTATGCAACCGTGGTAACTACGCGGTCAGGCGCTGCACCGTTCGACACCAGATGGCGGCAGTACTGCTCAAACGGGAGCGTGTTGCCCGTACCCTTACCGAATAGCGACTTAGCTGGAATGTTGAACTGATACACGTCGCCGGAGTCATCACCGTCCAAGAACAATGCGACCTTGCGGCTAAAGCGACAGGCTTTACCCTTACCGTTCTTACCGGAACCGTCGATGTTCTTAGGGCAGCTAGCACAGTTGCTGGCTTGGCGGTTGGATGCGGACGCTTCTGGTTTATCACCTAGGTTAGAGAAGCAGTCAGGTGCACTGCCCTTAGCGTCGGGGTCATAGTCGCTAGCATAGAAGCTACGGCTAGGCTTATCCAGCATGGCAATGATGATGGCGTTGAACTCACCACGGATGGCCTTGCCGACCTGCTCACCATTTACGATACGCTTGAACGTGCCGTTGGTGTTGGTGGCGATGCGGTTATATCCGCCCATGCCCGAAGCGATTTGCGCACCCAGTTTTGATGGTGGCAATGCTGCAGCAGCAATGGCGTTAGGGTTTTTGAAGATAGTCAAATTGGTCATTGTTTCTCTCACTTGGTTGTAGGTTTGCGAACCGAAAGCACATACTTAGTATCTGCATTGAGGCCAACAGGTAGACTGTCGGGGTTCTCCTCTAGGTAATTACGCATATTGCCATTGTGTATGCGCTGTTCGAGAAGATGCATGGCATCGTTCTCCTTGAGGAACTTGTACATGGACTCCCAGTCGCTCGTCCAGTAGCGGGTAGCAGCACGTCTCGTTATCGTACCTTCTTTAGTACGTAGGCTATCGACGTTCTGTGTGTTGCAGACCTCAAGTAGCTTGGCGCTAACTAGGTCCATCTGTTCTTTAAGCTTCGTAATCTCGGCTTTGTGTGCGTCTTCTTTCTCTTGCACAACATCGCGTATCTTGCGGTAGACACGGACAAGCTGGTCTACGGGTAAATCATCCATCTGTTTTGCTCCTTCTCGGTTGTGGCTGTTATATTGTTAGCTACCACTAATCTTTGACATTGTCAAATACTATATTTCCATAACTTCCTTATACAAGTCAATAAGTTTTTTGTGGTTGGCGATATTACTCTGGAGCATACTATACAGCCGGTCCTCCACCGGACTGCCTTTGACATGCACGATGGTCATGGCGTTTTTCTGGCCGGGACGGTCGATACGTGCGTTTGCTTGCAGATAAGTTTCCACGCTGGTTACCGGCGCATACCAGATGATAGTATCTGCCTCTGTGAGCGTAAGGCCGTGCGATGCAGCCTGTGGCTGGATGATAAGCACGTGTGGGTCTTTGCCTGACTGGAACCGCTCGATGATATCGCTGCGCTTATTCAGCGACACTTTGCCGTTGATGACACCGCACGATATGCCTTCCTTCTCCAGCCTAGCCCGTAATATCTCGATGGTGTGCGTGAACGGCACAAAGACCAGCACCTTGTTGCTGGCTTCTTCTATA